TTGTGCCGGATCGTGGACTAATTTTATTTACTTTTATTTCACTCATAATTTTTATCTATTGAAATTTGTACCTTATTACTACTATACCAGAACCACCTGATCCACCACAACCTTGTGTGCCTCCTCCTGGTCCACAAGAATTACCACCTCCACCACCACCTGTGTTTGCAGTTGCATCAATACTAGCTTTTGGACTATTTCTACCACCTTGTCCTCCACCACCTATACCACCCTCTCCTCCTCCTGGAGTTGATCCATTTTGATTTCCATTACCACCACCACCTGCATAATATCGAGATGGACCTGGACCTGCTTCTCCTGTTGCTGGATTAATTAAAGTTCCTGCTCCTGCTCCACCATCAGCGTGACCACCACCATCAATTGGTTGACCGGCAGCAGTTGCTCCACCTCCTCCTCCACCTGCGTATGAAGGGCTAGCACCACCATCTCCACCTGGATTACCTTGTGGGGGACTTACTGAAGGAGTGTTTCCTGCATTTTTTGCTGGTTGTACATTACCATTACCACCCCCTCCTGATCCTCCATTTTGAACTGAAGTACATCTTGCGGCTGATGGACCACCTGAAATACCACTTCCACCTCCTGCAGATGTTATAGTTGAAAAAACTGAATTTGAACCTTTACCGGATAAACCACTACCATTACTTGGACCTGATGCTGATGGTGCACCTCCTGCTCCGACTGTAATTGGAAATGATGTTGCTGAAATTGTTAATGCAGAACAAGCTGCAGCTAAAGGACTAGCTGTGTATGGAGTTATAGGATTGTTTCTTCCTTCTCTAAATCCTCCTGCACCTGATCCACCACCTCCTTCTCCTGTTCCTCCATCTCCACCTGCACCACCCCCTGCAACAACCATATAAGCTGTTGCATTATTTGCTGCACAGCCACTTACACTTGAAACACAAAAAGTTCCTGGTCCAGTAAAAGTATGAATCTTGCAATTTCCTGATTGTGTTATTGTTCCACCTGTTGCTTGTATGAAAGGAGGAGTACCTCTAACATTAGATGTTGAATCCATAGTATTAATCCAACCTTGTGTTGAATCTACAAAAACAAAAGTTACTGATTGTCCTTCTGTATTTAAAATTGCATTGTTATTTAAAGATCCAATTTTATCAGAACCATTAGGAGTAACTGTTATTTTATTTGTTTGCCAAGTCGCTGCATAATCAGCTAATGATACTATCGCTCCAGCACTTCCTGCTGGTAAGTTAACTGTAAAAGCTCCACCACTTGTATTACAAAAAAATCCGTCTCCAGATACTGCAGTAAAAGTTGCTGTCTTTGGAGTTGTGTCCCAATCAACAGTTCCAGTTCTACCAAATCCTGTTTGACTTGCACCTGAAGCTAAAGCTACAGTTCCACCACTTCTACCTAAAGTTACAGTAGTTGCATCTACAACAACAGTTTTACTTGCTCCACCACCAACTGTTAAAGTTGATCCGCAAGATGTTTGTTGTTCAATTGCATCTACTTGAATTTTGCTCATTATACAATTACCAACGTTCCGGTTACTGTGATTGTATTGGGGAAAGTGACTGGACCAGCGAGAACCGCTGATTCGATTACGATGTCTTTATTATTAATAGTTTCTGCATGAGTATATATCTGTTCCGAACCAGGTTTATTACCTATATATATTTCATTATAGTAATCACTCATTTATAAATCCTAACTTGTTGTACTAATTGCTTTAACTAAACTTACTACTACATCTGTTGAAGTGGCAGCGCTTGAAGTTGCCTTTAATACATCTGTATCATTCAATACAAATTTTGCTCCACCTTGAACTAATTCTACTGAACTGTTTGGTGGTATACTTAAATCTTTTGCAATGTAAACAGTTCCTGATCCTGTTGGAGAAAGAAAGACTGAAATAGTAATTGCTGTTGTTAAAATATTAGCCATTCTAATACCTATAATAGCATCGGCTGAAGTAGGACTTGAACTTGCATTAGTATACAAAGTTGTAGTTCCTGTTCCTAGTTGAGCTGTTACTGATGCAAAATTTTGTGCCATAATTTTTATTCCTTTTTGTTATACTATAAAGCGATCGCCATTGCTACTGCAAAACCATTACTTGCTGCTCCTACTGGTACACCGTTTGCATCTAAATAAACTGCTTTACTTGCCGGTAATGTACAAAATACATCTTTTGTGCCTGCTAAAAAATCAACAACTGCATATGCAGAATTTACAACATTAGAACTTGAGATAATTGTAGTTCTAGTTAGTACTGTACTATTATTATTTAATGTTCCAAGTCCTACTTCCCACTCGTCAGAACCTTGTCTAGCAATTGTATAATAAGTTGTATTAAGACTTCCAATTGATATTCCAAAAGCTACAAATCCCTGTTCAGCTGCGCCTAATGTAAACGCACCTGTGCCTGTTGTAGTACTTGTTACTTTTACTCTGTCATTTATTTGTAACGCCATTTACTTTTTAATCCTATTACGATGTTATACTTAATAATGCATCTGAACCAGCAGGTGATCCTGAAGCCGGAGCTGGGAACGTAACTGTAAAAGTTCCATTTGAACATGAAAAATCTGCTGTAAAATCTAAAACTACAACTAATAAATCATTTGCTGCATTTCCAGTATTTTTATAAATTGCTGCTCCTCTAGCTGTAAACGTAGCTGGAGTTCCTGTTCCCCATTGTGGGTTTGTTCCAAAATCTACTGTTGCAACATTTGTTTGATTTGCAACTGTTCCTGTAACTAATTGTTCTGCTGCGTATTGTGTTCCACCTGTTGTAGCAACTTCAAAATTAGGTGCTCCACCACCAGAGGGTCCTAATAATGCAATTGTACTTGCTGCAGAATATGCTCCAACATTACCACTATTATTTGTGTATAATGAAATTTTATAACCACCTGCACCACCACCTGTACCGGCAGCTTGTGCGAAGTTATGATTTCCTTTCAACAATTCTTGTGCGAAAGAAGTAGGTACTATGTTTGCCATTTTATTTTTTCTCCTAAATTAATTATTTGTTGCTTGATGGGTTTTTAGATTCCAATACAGTTCTAATAACTCCATCACCATATTCATCTCTGCGTCTTCGACCTTGTTGTTCGATCGCATACGACATCAATGCTTTTTCATAAGCTTGATTGTAATATTGTATCATATCCTGTGGACCTTTCAAGTACCCATATGCATTTACTAAACATGCGTATAAAAGTAAATCTTGATATTTATTAGATAAATAAGTTCCATTTGTAGAAGAAGGAGCAGCTATTGGTTGTGTAGCATTTGTAATACTAAAAGGTTCTTTATTAAAAGCTAATGTTATTGCATAAGTTTTGTCTGGTGTAGGGGCTACTACCCAAAAGTTTTCATCCCAATTGGCATAATACTTAGGTATATCTACAGAATTTGTGTTTGGAGTAGTATAATATTCAGCCATAAAAGAGGTATCTCTTTGTTCTAAATAATATTGATTTCCACTTGAATCTGTTAATTGAACATATCTAATAAATCTTAAATCATCTGGAATAGTTACATATCTGTTTCCAATAATACAACTTGATGTAGCGTAGAATCTATCGGTATCTGCATCTACTTCTCTATAAATTTTATTTTCTGCATTAATAATAATAGGTTTTAAAATAGCATCACTAAATACATTAGTTCCTACTTCTGTATAATTTCTAATGTCTGTTTGTAAGTCTAGTAAAGTATACGCCATATTAAGAATTTCCTCCTACTACTTCTAAAGTTACAGGACCTGCTGAACAACTTGGTCCACCTGCTTTTAATCCACTACCTGCTGTAGAGTTGTCCGCACTTTGAAAATAAAAATAACTTATAGGATTAGTTAACACATCATTGGTAGTATTACCAGTTACATTTCCAGTTTTATTTATTTGTCCTAATTGAATTGTAAAACCATTTGCAGAATCAATATCTGTTACACCTTCTATGTTTGGAATAGGAGCGAATGATTGTAAATTATGTGCATCAGATCCACCTGTTCCTGCAGATATAACTTCTGGTGCTCCTCTTAATCTTACTATGTCTCCGGCTTTTCTTTGATGATCTAAAGAATATACATTCACATAAGTATTATTGTCAGCGGCACTAACAACAATTTCAAATGGATTATTTTCTAATAAAATTAAACTAGCTACTGAAGCTCTTTGTGGTCTTGGATTAAATAAAGCTATTGGATCTGAACCAACTGGTTTTGGACTAAGCTGTGGTTGTTTGGCTTCAAATTCTGAGTAATGAACTAAAGATCCATTCCACTCTCTAACCATTTCTGAATAAGGAAATCTCATTCCTGATCTATCTGAAATTGCTAATGCATTTTTTCCTGAAGCATAACCAGCCATTATACACCATCTCCATAAAATGTTTGTGGAGATATAAAGCTAGACGTTCCTTGGTTGTCAGCATCTAACGCTCTTAACATTTCACCTTCGTATCTTCTTTCTAATTCACCAGATCTTTCTGGAGAAACTTTTTGACTTAAATAATATGCAAGTCCTGAAATCATACATGGGTAAAATCTATTAATTACATCTGAAGTATTACTATATGCACCAACGTCTTGAATTTTAGCCATATAATAAAAACAAAATTGAAAGTTACTTGGAGTAGTTGTACTTGAAATACTTGCACTTGCAGTAGCATATAAAAAAATACTAGGATTTAATTTTCTTTGTGCATAATATTGTGATGGTGTTCCTTGAGTTAATTTATTTGGAGTTTGTGAATATTGTGATCTATCTATTTTAGTTAAAGCTACATCTTGAGGAGCAGTAATTGTAGAATTATTTCTATAATATGCTTCTAAAACTTCATCAATATCTTCTGGAAAATTAGTACTATCTGTTGCAAAACTATATTCTGCTTGTCCTTGTACTAAAGGAATTTTAGCAAGTTTTACTTTCCATAAATGAACACCTCTATTACCCCATTCTTGAAATAATATATTTAATGATCTTCTCGCACTTCTTAATTGATAACCTGTTCTAGTTCCTAATACTCCAGTTCTTTCATATGCTTCTTCTATAATCTCATCTATTTGTGGATTAAATTCTGTAGTTTCTGAAGTGGGTGCTATTGTTTGTGCAGTATTACCCATTCCCACATGAATGCTACAATAGTAAAATAATACTGGAGCGCCTACTGTTCTTACCGGAGCGACAACAATTTGAGTATATGCTCCTGCTTGTCCAGGTACTCCAACTATAGTTACACCTGTTGTATACTCAACACCTGATCCTGCTGGTAATGCATGTGTTCCTAATTTAGTAGATGAAAATCTTAATGGATGACCTGTATTTGTAGTATTAGCTTGATCAAAAATATAAGTATTACCTTCTTGTAAATACAAGACAGGACTTACTTCTCCGTTTATATAATATTTGTTTACGTTTGCACTATACTCGTTAGTACCAGTTGCAACCGTAACTGTGTAAGTAATAGTCGCCATGTATAAACCTTATCCGCCGGTAATAGTTAAAGTAACGCTTCCACCTGCTCCAGCTAAATTAAATACAATTCCTTTATCAAAAAGAATTCCAGAACCTGGTACATAAACTTCTAGTCCTTCTGTTCCAAATTTATATGTTGCTACTAAATTATCTGCTGCCGCTGCTCCTGCAGTTGCTGCATTATGTAAAAGTAAAGTAGAACTTGCTATTCCTAATCCTTGAATAGAAGTAATTCTAGCTCTACCCAATCTTGCTAAAGTATCTGTTGCAATTACAGCTAAGTTTAATGTTGTTTGGTCGCTTGAAAATGATCCGCCGCCTGACATATGTTTTCTCCTGTTAAATTGTGTGTGGGCCGAAGCCCACACTTAATTAATTATTACTAGTTAGCCGCTTTATCTTGCAAAAGATTTGCTTGAATATACGTAATTGTTACAGACGCTTGACCTGCAGTTGATGTTGTTCCTACTGTTGTAAGAGTAGCAGTTATTCGCGTATCTTCATTAACACGATCCATATTATCAAAAGCCGAAGTTTGTTGTGTGTGCTCTGCTACAGTTTTAGCATCTTGAGCCGCAGTATAAAAAGCTGCTGTTGCTCCACCTGAATCAGTTTTACCAATCGACATAGTCGCACTAGTTCCTGCGTTACTGCCTATTGCAAAACGCATTAGTACTTCTACTATCTGTGAATTCTTAGGTATTACACCTACGTTGTAAGTATTTACTCCAGCTGCTGCTGCCATACTAATCAGTATTGATTGAGACATTAAAACTTGACCTGTGTTTTTTATATTTTCACCAAGTATTGTTCCTGTTGTGTTTGAGATCGTTCCCGCTTTAATAGGTCCCGAAAAAGTAGTTGTTGCCATGATATGTTCTCCTAGTTCATTCTACATAGTCTCTAGGCCGTCGACTATACAGCGTCTATGTAAAATATATTATTAATTAAATGTATAGTTAGATATTTATATATGATTTTTAAGTAGAGTGCAAGAGATCCTAAGGTATTTATGCATTTCAGCGATGTAGCTTTTGTCTAAGTTGCTACAGAAACTTGTGGAGTGACGCCATCAACTTGATTTTGTCTATGAGCAATAGCTGCTTCTTCCAGCTTGATATCAGTAATGACTCTTTTTACTCTGTCATCAATCTTAACCATCTCAAGAGTATACCTATTATTATCTAGGTGCTCCTGTTGCCACTTCAACTCCAAGGACCTTTTTTGTTTGTATAGGTCTTGTATCATCTATAACCTCCTCATAAGTTATTCGATTTAATCCCGTATGA